CGCGCCGATGACCAGCATGAGGGTGTCGCCGTCGACGATCCCGTTTGGGGCCTGGAAGTATTTGGAGCCGTTGCCAACAGAGACGGCGGAGGCGAGTGGGCCGATGGCGCGGACGGTGATCGGTGTCCGCTTAAACGTAACGGTGGGGCCGCCAGGGGTTTCCGGGTCGGTGATGGTGTCCGGGTTGGCGGGCGGGGCGGCGGGAGGGACGTAGTTGACGTTGTCGATTTTGCAGACGGTGGCGGTGGTTGTCGCGGACCATGTGGTTTTGAATTCGAGGGTGAAGTTTTTACCCGCCGCCGTAAACCCTGCGGAGGTGCGGTAGGTCCAGGCGGCGCTGTCGGTTGAGGTTTCCCAGTAGAGGGTGCTGCCGCTGTGTCGGAAGCGCCACCAGGTGTTGACGGCGGGGTCGTAGGTGAAGTTTTCGTTGACGACGTTGGAGGTGCCGTTGAAGTACTGGGCTACAAGGCTGGTGCCGGTCTTGATGAAGGAAATGAATTCGGTGGAGCCGGTGTTGCGGACCGTCATGGCGAGGGTTTGGCTCGCGGAAGACGACGGGACGATTTTGGCGTAGGCGTAGGAGTCGGTGAGCTGGAATTGACCCTGGCTGACTAGGGTGCCGGCGGGGTTGTCGAGCCGTCCGGCGGGGGTGGTCAGGTTGAGGGTGCCACCGGTGGTGTCGCAGGTGATGCTGCCGGTGGTGGAGAAGGCCCATTTGGTGGTGTCGAGGGTGGCGGCGGTGAAGTCGTCCTGAAGGGACGACATCGGTGGGGGCGGGAGGTTGACCCTGTCGAAGGTTACGGCCCGGCTGGTGGCGTCGCCGTCACCGTTGGCGGAGAGTCCGACACTGCACGTAAGGGAAGTCCACGTGGCGGCAGGGCTGGTGACTCCGCCTGTCCAGGTTAAACCGTCGGGGGAGGTTTCGAAGTAGGTGGTTACATTGTTGCCACTGACGCCGAATCGGAGCCTCAGCCAGGCGTGTGTTGTTGGGCTGTAGGTGGCGAACCCGGTGTAGGTCCGGTTGGCTCCGCCCTGGTCGACGGCCCTGGCGTAGATGTAGGTGTCCCCGCCCATGGTGATGAAGTGTGAGTAGGCGGGCGAAGCGAGATCCTTGACCACAACGGTGAAGCCCGTCGTGGAGGAGGCCCTGGACGCCTTGACGCACAGGGTGGATCCGTCGGCGATGGTCAGCGATTGCTCGCCGCTGGTGAGGATCCCGGGTTTTCCGCTGGCACCTCCGGTGGTGCAGGTGAGCACCCCGGAGCCTACGGCGATGGTGCCGCCGGAGCTGCTGTTGTTGACCCATTTGGCGGCGTCGAGGGTGGTGCCGTTGAAGTCTTCGGTGAGGGTTTCGAGCAGTGCCACTAGGGATGCTCCCCTCTATGTCAGCCGATTTTGTAAATCTTGGGTGCGCTGCTGGGCCAGGTGACGGTGACGACGCCGGCGCCGGGGGTTAGTGGTAGGCCGGTGCCGGTGTCGAAGTACCAGCAGAGGAGTTGTGAGCTGGCGGCAACATCAGCGCCGCCGGTCACCGCGGAGGCCTGGTAGACGACGAGGATGTGCGGGTTGGCGTCGGCGGTGGTGGTGATGGTGCAGTCGTCGGCGTCGAAGACACCACCTACCACCGTCTTGTTCGCCAGGGTGGCGGCGGCGCCGTTCATAACCCCACCGGCGGCGGTGACTTGGCCCATGTTGGTGTGTGCCGCGGAGTAGGTGTAGCTGCGGATCAGGGCAACTTTGAGGGTGGCAACGCTCAGGTCGTAGTCACCGTTGAGGATTCCGTCCTTGAAGGATGTGTAGCTGGCATTGGCCATAGTCGGTGACTCTTCCTAGTCGAGTTCGTAGATGATGCCGTCGAGGGTCAGGTAGAGCGGGGTGTGGCTGGTGGGGATGCGGGCGGTGACCATGCCGGTACTGAGGACGGTGAGCCGGAAGGTGAGGCCGAGCCCGCTAGCGCCGCTGTTCGCGGAGCAGCCGCCGGTGAGGTACCGGTTGTAGCGGGGAACGAAGCCGGTGGGGAGGTTCATGATGTGGATTTCGGTGTCGGCGGGAAAGGGTTGGCTGTTGGCCTGTCGGAGCCGGCCGGAGAGGTGGACGAATCCGTTGTGGTAGACGCCGCGGGGGTCGTTGGTGCCTCCGGTGCTGCCGGCGGGGGCGTAGCCGAAGTTGAGGTAGGGGACGGCGGAGAGGTCTTGGTAGTCGCCGACGGAGCCGCCGTGTCGGGCCATGTTGGTGATGTTGGACGATTGGATGTTGGGGCTACTGGCGGTGACGGTGACGGTGGCGAGGGTGAGGGTGGCGGCGGTTCCGGCGGGGATGGGGGCGCCGGCGCCGACGTCTTGGGTGGCGACCAGTTTGGCTTTGTTGACGGTGCCGGAGACGTATTCGTCGTAGACGGCGACCCAAATTTTGTGGGTGACAGTCCCGGAGGCGGGTTTCGCCCAGGGCATGAGGATTTCGGTGTCTGTCGGTAGGTAGGTGATGTAGCCGGCGATGTTGCCGAAGCCGGCTTTGACTTTCACTTTGAATCCGACGTTGTCTGCTTGGAAAACTTTGAGGTCGGTGGGGCCGAGGATCCCGGCCCGGTGTTGCAGTCCGAGGGTGTAGTTGCGGAAGTCTTTGGCGCTGTAGTAGATGGGGTTGGTCGATGAGGGGTCTTCTTGGAGGAAGTACGGGTAGCCGGGGATGTCAATTTCTGTGGTAGCCACGTCGGCTCCCTCCTAGATGGTGAGTCGGCGTTCGTTGAATTGGATGGTGAGGGTGCCGTGGGCGTTGAGGTAGTAGACGTCGTGGACGCCGGGCATCCACCGCCAGAAGGTGGAAACGGACCAGTCGACGAGGTTGTAGACGGTCATGTCGTCGAGGATGGTGCCGGTGTTGGTGCCTAGGCGGATGTCGCCGGTGCCCATGTCGACTTGGACTGTCTGCCCGGCTTCGAGGGTGAGGTTGTCGAATCGGAATTGGTCGTCGCCGGCAATGACGTGGGGGTTGGTGCAGGGTCCGCTGATGTAGAGGACTGGGGAGACGATGGCGTCGCCGCCGACGTTGATGATGAGGCGCGGGTAGGGGCCGTTGATGAGGCCGAACTTTTTATCGAATTTGGCGGGGAACACCCAGTCGGATCCGGTGTCGTCGGCGAGGACGTCTTGGGTGGTGTAGGTGAGTAGGGGTCCGTCGATGAGGCCGAGTGGGCAGACGAACACCAGTTGCATTTCGAGCAGGGCGGCGGATCTGGAGGTGTAGGGCAGGCTGTATGGCGACCCGCGCAGGTCCATGGTGTAGGTGATGGGGCGGGTGTTGGCGGGGTCGGGTTGGGCGGCCAGGCTGGTTTCGTCGTTGCGGCGGATGCTGAGTTTGGGTTTGGCCATGGGGTGGGCCATTGCTGCTAGCCGGTTGGCGTACCAGTAGGCGTCGTGGATGGTTTTGTTGTCGGGGCTGAGGCCGCCCATGATGGCGAGTTCGAAGGTGACGGTGCGGGCGCCGACGAACCCGTCGGAGTAGCTGGTGCCGTCGGTGCCGGGGTTGGCGACGGTGGTGTAGCGGAATTCGGGTGAGCCGATGTCCCACGTTTTGCAGATGATCGGGTCGGCGCCGCCGGGGACCATCGGCCGGAGGGTGATTGTTTCGGCGCCGTTGATGAGTTTCAGTTCGGCGGGTTTGCGGTCTGTGTTCATTGGACCCCCGCCGGCAGGTAGTTGTACCGGTTGGTGGTTTCGGCGACGCGGCGTCCGTCCATGGTGATTGCCGGGTTGCCGACTGCTTGTGCCGTGTATTGGGCGAGTAGGGCGAGGTCTCGCCGGTCGAGGCGGGTGGTGGCGGCGGTGAGGGCTTGTTCTTGGCGTTCGGTGCGGATGGTTTCGTTTTTCCCGGTGCCGTTGAAGGCGAGGGAGTATCCGGGTGGGAGGGTGCCGCCGGAGTCGTATTTGCGGGGTACGAGGCCACCGTCGGCGAGGGCGAGGTGTACGTGGTTCCAGTGGGTGGCGCGGACTTTCCCGGAGTACATGTGGGGTTTGCCGCGCCACATCTGCCGGTGCCCTGCCGGTGAGTAGATGATTTCCCGGGCGGTTTTGCCGTACTGCTGGACGAAGTAGTTGAAAAGCTGCATCGACGCCGGCCAGTCCGTCGCCCGCCCGAAGCCGTGATTGGACGGGTTGCCGGTGACGGTGATCGCGCCGGGTCGGAGCCCGGACGTTACCGATGCCCAGGGGAACTGCTGGTGGGTGGCGATGACGGCGGCCATCATCCGCGCGGAAAGGCCCTTGACGGCGCCGAGCCCTTTCGGGGTTCGGCCGGTGTACTCCTGGTCGCCGCCGGTCCCTAGGGTGACTTCGGGGAACTGGAAGCCTTTCTTGGGCAGGTTGACGACGAATGGCATGACGGGGCCACCGTCGGCGTAGGCGGGCAGGCGCCGCTTGCGCATGTTCTCCATGACGCCCATGCCGTAGTGCTGGACTGTTTTCGCCGGCATAACGTATTCGCCGGTGGACAGCCAGGCGGGGATGGAGTCGGAGGTTCCGGTGCCGGGCCCGTAGATGGGCCCTCCGGCGGCTTTCATGTATTTCTTGGGTAGGCCGGTTTTCGGGTCGAGGAACTGGTTTTGCGACGAGATGGTGTCCGCGCCGTGTTTCACCGAGTTGCTGTATGCCGGGTTGTACAGAACATGCTGGGTGGCATAAAGGAGGTCGAGTTGCTTCTTGACCTCGTCGTAGCCCTTCGTTGACAGGGCGATGGTGTGGGAGCCGACCAGGGCTTTGACGGTGTCTTTAAGCCCGGTCGCTTCGGTGTTGAGGCCTTTCGCCTTCGCGGCAGCGGTGTCGAGGGAGTTACCCATGCTGTCGAAATGCTTGGAGGCGGCTAGGGCCTTGTCGGCGGCGATCTGGGTTTGGGTGTTGGTGTTGAAAACTTGCCGGGTGTAGACGTCGGCGGCGGCTTTCGTCCACCCATACTGCTGCATCAGTTCGGATAGGACCCGCCGGGATTCCTTGTCCTGCTTCTGTTGTTCCAGGTCCGCGGCGAGTGGGCCTTGGGTGCCGCGGATGTAGTTGACGTAGTCCTCCACCGACTTGCGGCGGGTCTTGACGTAGTTGTTGAGGGATTCCTTGGTGACGTTGGAGTCTTTGCCGAAGCTGGACAGGTTGTTTTTGAGGCGGCTCATCGCCAACGCCTCGTCCTGCATGGAGCTCAGCTTTGGTGGGGCCTTCTTCTTCTCGCCGGGGGAGATCCCGAGGTCGTTGTAGAGGGCGTCTTTGAACGATGACCAGCCCCGGTCTCCTCCGGCGGTGATCCACCCGGGGAGGGTCATGGAGAAGAACCGTTTGAAGCCGGGGGCGTTTTCCTTCGACCAGTCGGAGTAGGCCTGCGGGCCCTGGGCGAGGGCTTTGAACCCGCCAAGGGCGGCGCCGGGCTTGCCGAGGATGGTGTCGACGGCGATGGTGGCGGCGACGAGGCCACCGGCAACGTTTAGTGCACCAACGGCGAGAGTGCTGATGGTGCTGGGTGTAGCGCCGAGCATTGGTAGCGCCCCGGGGATTGCCTTCCCGGGCAGCCCGGGCTTGCGGGTTGTGCCCTTCGGCTTCCTCTTGCCGTCGTAGTCGAGTCCGCCGTCGCCGACACCGCCGCCGGTGAGGGCTTTGCTGTAGATGTTGACGACTCCGGCGTGGACGGTCATGGTGCCGGTGGTGGTGCTACCGCCGAGGAACTTGTCGAGGAATTTGAACTTGCTGGTGAGGGCGTTTTGTAGGGCGGTGACGGCGGGGAGTTTCAGGCTGAACCCGACTGCTTTGCCGAGTTTGAGTGCGGCGACGAGCCCGAGGACGGCGGCGACGGCTTTCGGGTTTTGGGCTGCATATTCCATGACGCCGACGAGGGAGTCGGCGATTCCGGCGAGGGCTCGTGCGGTGAGTTCGGGGTTGGCGGCGGCGAAGGCGCCGAGTGCGGCGAAGAACGGGTTGAGGGTTTTCAGGAATTTCGCGGCCCGCCAGGCGGCGAAGAACACGACGGCGTTTTTGAAGAAGTCGATGATGTCGGCATACGGCAGGTTTTTGATCTTGTCGAAGAACGAGTTGATCTGCTTGGTGCCCTCTGCCGAGCCGGACCAGTCGGCGAGGGACCGGGTGAACTCCTGGAAACTCGAGACCAGCGACCCGCCCGCAGGCAGGGCGGCGGTGAACAGGTTTTTCAGGAGGGTGAGGATGTTGCCGGCGATGTCGAACCACTTCTTCGCCTCGATGCGGGAGTCCTCAAACCACTTCGCGAGGGCGCCACTCTCGTCGAGCTTCTTGATCCAGGTGGCGAAGCTGGTCGACAGGTTCAGGATGGTGTCGGACAGGGATTCGAACCCGGGTGCCGCCTTGTCCAGGATGCGGATGATCGGGTCCGCAAGAGCCAGCATCGCCTGACCGAGCTTGTCGAACGCTGCCGCGTTGCGTTCCTGCATCCGGGCCATCGAGGAGCGGAACAGGGGCGACTTCGTCCACTCGCCGAGTTTCCCCACGTACTTGCCGATGATGGCGCCGAGATCCCCGGCATATTCCGCAGCGAGTTGCAGGGTGGACTTGCCGCCCTTCGGGGCGGCGGTGATCGCCTGGAGGAAGTCGTTGAAGCCGGGCAACACCTTCTGGGCGATCTGCTTCTGGAGGCGCTTGAACAGGTCTTCGTTTTTCTCAAACCAGTAGTACATTTCCCGGGCCGCCGGGGCCATGTCGGCGATCTTCTTCTTCAACTGGGCGGCGGCGGAGCTGGTCTTGTCGATGGTGCCGGTGGTGGACTTCTTCAGGGAGTCCTGGGCGTCCAGGGTCCGGTCGCGGGCGTCGCGTACCCGCTCTTTCGCATCGCGGACTTTGTCGGAGCCTTCGATGCCTTTCGACAGCGACGTCCGCAGGTCGTCCTTCTTCTGCTTCCGCTCGAGGGCGGTGTCGGCGAGGCGGGTTTTCGCGTCGTTGAGATCCTGTGTGGCGCGGGCCCGGTCGAGGGCGTTCGCAAAATAGTTCGCGTTGGTCGCGTCCAAGTTTTGCTGGGCTTCGGCGACGGACAGGGTGTCGGACTTGTATTGGTTGTCAAGATCGCGGACGGCCTTCCGGAGGTCCTCGAGGTCGCGGATGGCCTCACGCCGGGCGGAGTGGACGTCCGCCCGTGCGCGGGCCTCGTCGCGTTGAGCGTCGGCGAGGGCCCGCTTGGACCGGGCCAGGTCGTCGGCGGCGTTGACGGCATCCTTGGCGGAGTTGGCGGCTTCGGTGGTCTCCTGGCCCAGCACTGTCTTACGCAGACTCAGTGCGTCACCGATGCCCTGGAAGGCGATCCCTACGGCGGACAAGCCCAGGGCGGCACCGATACCGGCGGAGCCGAGGGCGGCAATCGAGGTGGAGGCTTGGACGGCGGAGGCACCCATGGCAAACAATGCCGGGGTCATGGCGGTGACGATCCCGTAGAGCAAGTTCATCGGCTTGACGCCCTTGCCGCCGTAGTCGATGAACTTCTCGGAGGTGAACAGATCCTTGTTGCGCCGCTTGCTCTCCGCCTCCATGACCCGGGTGCGGTCGTCGGCGGCCTTCTTCTGCCGCTCGAGTTGTTCCCGGTTGGCCCGTTCCTGCGCCTGGGCGATCCGTTCCGAGTTTGATCGGACCCGGGCCATTTCCACATCGAAGGCCTGCCGGTGGAGCCGGTCCATGCTTTCCTGGAAAGACCGTTCCTGCTTCAGTTCGTGCTGGCGGGCCTGGTCCGCCGCCCGCTGGATTTGCTCGTTGGCGTTGCGGGTGCGGGTGAGTTGCTCTTTCAAATATTTGGTGCGGAGGTCGGCGACGTAGTTCCGGCCTCGCTGGGCGGCGGCCTCTTCGAGCTTGACGGGGATTTCGAACTCGAGCCCGGCGAGTTCCTTTTTCATCCCCTTCTTGACGTCGGCGCGTAGCCCGGAGGTGTCAGCTCCGATGCGGACTACCGCTGAATCGATGACGTCGTCGTCGTTGGCCATTCCGTCACCCCATTTCGACAAGGTTGTGGCTGGCGGCTTTACGGAACGCCATCGCGTTCTGCGCGGCCAATACCTGCGGGGCGACCGGAATGTAGGGCTCAGTCCAGGAGGCGATCAAATCCCGGGCGAGTTCGATCGGCTGTCGTTCTTCGGTGAAATGCCGGCGGGTGTCGAGCTCAAGCCGGGTCAGACGCATTTCGGCGACCATGGCTTCCCAGAGGACGTTCATGGCCTGGCGGATGGTTAGGCGTTGGCCGCCTTTTTCGAACCCAAGGAGACTACGTTCGGCGCAGGGCCAGTTCCGTTCGCACCAGGTGAGGAGCCATCGGAACTGTTCCGGCGTTTTCCCGTGAAGTGTTCCATGACCCAGTCGGTGAGGCCGTCCATCTGGTCGAGGCCGACCACATTGTCGTCGTCGTCATCGTCGTCGTCGTGGTCGAGGAGTTCCAGGAACCGCTGGCGGTCAGATCTGATCAGCACCGTGTTGAAGAAAGCTTCGGTGGCTTCGTCGGGGTCGGTGTCGTCGGAGCGCATGACCGCCAGCAGTTCATTCCACTTTTTGTATGGGAGTTTGGCGCGGAGTGTGAATTCCTGCCCACCGACTTTGAAGGTCGGGCGTATGCCGGCCTGTTCGGCGAGCATCGCATCGAAGTCGCGGGTAACCATGTGGTGTCTAGTCCTCTTCGTCGGTGAGTGTGGCGATGGGTGGGTTGGTTTTCTGTTCCTGGTAGGTCGTCCATAGCCAGACGGCGACGACAGCCCCAGCAGCTCCGGCGGCCATGGAGGCGATAATTTTCATCATCAGGCGGCCGGGTTCAGGTTGGCACCACCGAGGATCTTCAGCAGTGGGCGGCCGTCGAGGGGCTTCTCGAGCTGGAAGTTGGCGGAGATGAGGGACTTCTGCACGCCCTTGCGGTTTTCCAGGCCGATCGATCCGCCTTGGAGGCAGCGCCGGAAAATCATGCGGAGATCGTTTTTGGCGACGTCGCCGATGGCATCCCAGCCGATCATGACGCGCTGCTCGTTGCCGAGGTCTGGGGGTTCGAAGTCCCAGATGGCGCCGGTGTCGGCGTCGTCGATGATGCCGCCGTTGAAGGCGATCGTCAGGTTCTTCAGGGTGATTTCCGCTAGGGCGAATTCGATGGAGGCGTCTCGGCCGGTGGTGACCCGGGCGAGGGGGTCAAGCTCCTCCGCCACCTCCACATTGTCGGTGGAGACTTCGTAATTGAAGACGGAGCCCTCATCGGTGTAGCCGAGGGGCACCCAGTCGGCGCTCCATGCGGAAACGCAGTCGGCGGGTTCGGCGGTGGGGACACCGAGCTTGTCTGTCGGGGCGATGTACAGCTTGCCGGGCTTTCCGAATCGGACTGCGGCGGCGTTGAAGTCAGCCACGAGATTTTCCTTCCATACGAGAAAAGCCCCGCCGGTGTTGCCCGGCGGGGCTGAAGGGGTGGGTGGGGCGCTTTAGGTGACTGTGGTGATCAACGCGTCCACGATGTAGCGGGGTGTGTCGGAGTCGGGTTCGGGTAGCCAGCGCATGTTTTGTGTGGCGGCGGCGCCCAGGTAGGTGCCGTTGACGATCCGGCCGCCGGTTTGGGCTAGGTCTTCAAGTTCGGCGATGAGGGTCCGGCCGATGTCGCCGGCTTGGGATCGGGTTTTCCCCCAGCAGTCGAATTGCATCCGGACTTGTTGTTCGGGGAGGTCTTTGCGGGGGCGGGGTCCGCCTGCAACCTGCCAGGCGATGAGCGCGGGTACCGGCGATTTGGGGGGCATGGCGTTGTAGATGGAGATGCCGCCGTCGGGGCGTTCGAGGAGGAGGGTGAGGTTGGTGGTGAGGAGCCACGTTTTGACGATGGTTTCGGTGTCGGCGTAGACGTTCATCGGTAGTACCTGCGTACGGCTTCGATGGCGGGGCGGATGTGGGGTTGGGCGTCGCCGTGTTTTTTGGTGCCGAATTCGACGAAGGCCCAGTAGCGGCGGCGGGTGCGGACGAGGAAGTCTCCGGTGTCGGGGTCTTGGACGACGTAGTAGGACTCGGACAGGTGGGGGCCGCCCTCGCGGTCCGGTCGGCGGTGTTCGTCGACGGGGGCGTTGATGTGGATGAAGTCGACAATGTTTTGGGCGATCTCTTCCGCCCGGTGTTCGGCTTTGCGTTCGATGCGTTCGATGGTGCGGTATGCGTTGCGGGTGGTGTAGGGCCGTTTGCGTGGCATCACACTTCCCCTTCGGTGGCCCGCATGCGTGCTTCGATGTGGGTGTAGAAGTCGAGGTACCAGACGATGCGGAAGGTGCGGCCGGAGGTTTCGTCTTTGATCCAGTCGGTGTTGACCAGCCCGCCGGGGATCGGATCGCATTTCAGCCCGTAGTCGGAAACGTTCTGTTGCCCGCCTTGCAGGTCAAGGTTGCCGAGCGGGTAGTCGACAACGGCCCGGATTTTCTCGGCGGCAATGTCGCGGCTGGTGTCGTCGGCGCCGGAATAGGGTTCGTCGTAGTCCGTGGCGGGTGGGATGCGTAGGACGCTGATGGTGGTGATGGCTAGCGGTATCAAGGCCCCTCCCCCGATTGGTTGCTCAGATGCTGTAACGATCGAGGAGGGAGGAATGCAACGTTGACATCCCGGAAGTGTTGCCGGTGGTGGTGGAACTGGATCCCCAGGTTTTGGTGACCTGCCCGACGGTGGCCGAGGTGAGCCCTTCCGGGTTGGAGAGTTGCCGCTGCGACAAATCCATGGTGACCAACTTGAGGACGTCGGGGATGGGGTCGTAGCCGTGTTCGACATCAAACTCGTATTGGGTGCGGTACACCCAGCAGCCCCACACCTGTCCTTTGCGGGACCAGTTGATGGTGAACTCGGCCGGGTCGAGGGTGATCCCGTCGGCGCGGGTTTCGGTGATGTCGAGGAGTTCCAGGGTGGGAAGGGTGATCAGGGAGTTCTGCGCACCTTCGAAATGCATCGTTTCGGTTTGGAGCGAGAGATCCCACCCGCAGTAGGCGCGGACGGCCCCCGACGCCAGGGTTAGCGCGGCTTCGGCTTGTGCCTGGTCGTCGAGGGTCCGTCCGAGGTAGATCTCTAGCTCGCCGACGGTGGCGAGCGGATCCATTAGCGTTCCTGCTGCCCCTGCTCGGGGGTGCGGGCGCCGCTCCCGGTGGCCCGCTTGTTCCGTGCGCCGCGGGCCTTCTCCTGGGTTGCCTGGTTGTCGTCGTTGTCAACGCCGGCGTCGTCGGCTTCCCGGTTGCGGGTGGCGGTCCGGTTGGCTTCGTTGTTGCCCTTCTTGCCACCGTCGGGCTCATCGAGGGGTTCGCCGATGGGGACGGCGCCGACCTGCTCGGCCATTTCGGGGGTCATCATGGCGGTGGTTTCCATGTAGCCGACGTAGTAGTGGTATTCCTCGAGCTTCTGCGGGGCCCGGGGCTCGCTGTCTCCGCTTCCGCCGCGCAGTAGTCCGGGGCGGTCCTTGGGGTTCTTGTCGTCCTGGGTCATGGTTGCTCCTTGGAAGAATGGGGCCGTGTCGAGCAGGGGGCGGCTTTGGTGGCTGTCGCCGCAGGCCGCCCCTTCTGCTCCACAGATGCGGCAGTAGACGTTCACTTTTTGCCGAGGCTGGCGCGGACGAAACAGTCTTTGGCCTCGAGGAGTTTCCGTAGTCCGGCGGTGACTTCAGGCCCGGGTGGCAGGTGGCGGACCATTGTTTGGGCGACGTCGGCGCAGACGGCGGATGTTTCCCGCATGGCGGAGCCGGCGGGTAGATGGTCGTAGGAGAAGTAGTCGAGCAGGGCTTGGGTGTTCGGGTGGGTCACGGCAGGGTGATCTTCACGAAAGCCGACGGACGCATAATGGCGAAAGCGGCTCGCATTTCTGCGAGGATTGCGACGAGGTTCCTAACGAAGAAATCGGCATGAGAATCTGTCGCCGTCACTGTGGCCTGTTCCCGGTCGTAGACGACGCCGTAATTCCAGGCGGCACACCATGCCGTCTTCGGTGCGACAGCCTCCGACTCGATAACCGGCAAACCCCATAGACGCTTGTCGGTCAGCGCGAATGGTCCGCCGCCGTAGAAGTCGCCGTTGACGTTGCGCAGAAGTTCGACTTCCTGCCAGTCCATCGGGTTCATGACATAGGCGGTGGGTGTCGCGCGTCCGCCGATGCGAACCTTTGTCCGGGCGATGCGGGTGATGTCGAGTGCGTCCTGGGCGCCGGCTGCGGTCTGGGTTTGGATGCCGGGCGTGTTGTTGAGCCCGAGGAAGTGCTCGCCGGTGCCGTTTCCGTTGAGGAGTTCGTCTTCGAGTTCCTCGTCGAGGCCGTACCGCAGGAACGAATCGATCATGGTGCGGATCTGGGCAACGTCAGCCAATGCCCGCTTGGTGATCGGCATCCAGTGCGCAATATTTTTTACTGTCGTCGAATCGCGCTGGAATTCGAACGAGGATTCGGGCTTGACGCCACCCAATGCATCAGTAACGGTGGTGCCGTCGATCTTCGCCGACGACTTCGCCTCAGGCACGACGGAGGCGTTGTTAACGGTGTTGATCATCCGGACGTAGTCGATGGTGTCGGTACCCGTCGAACCCTGCGTGAACAGGGCCCGCACCGACAGGGGCCGCTCGTAAAACGGCGCCTGCAAGCCCAGGTGCTGCGGGTTCAGGGTGACACCGGCGGAGACGGCGTGGTTGCCGGAAGTCAGCAGCGTCTTCATCGACCCGATGTGGACCGGGCTGGACTGCACCCGGTACTTCTCGCCGAAGGAGCCGTGCGGCACCGAGGACATCAGGGACTTGAACTCGGGCGAGTCGGTGAACATCTGCCCTGCAGTGCGGTCCTTACTGACCGGGCCAGGCGGGGGGGTGTCGTCGTTGTCGTCGTCGCCCAGGCCGAGACCCCCACTGAGGTCGGTCATCTGCTTACGGAAGGCGTCCTCGCGGGCGGAGCTGTTAGCCAGGGCGGTGGCCTTGTTCATGTGGGCGTCGATGGTGTCCCGTTCGACGTCGGTCAGGTCACGCTCTTCAGTTTCGACGGTGGTGAGGATGGCCTTGGCGGCGTTTGTTTCCGCCAGGATCGCGGTGCGGATGCTGTTACGCATTATTTCCTTCGTTCTCTCGTGACCTGGCGGTCAGCTCGGCGAGATCGGCCAGTTTTCGGCGCAAAAAAACCGCCCCGGAAGGGCGGTAGGTGGTGCTGGTGGACGAATCCGGAGGTGGGTCGTCAATAGGGGGTGGGGTGTGTTTCGCGGAGATCAGCTCGGTGAGGGGGTTCATGCCGAGCGGGGTCGGCCCGACTTCGTGGAGGAAGACGTCGAGGAGTTCGTTGGCGGTGTCGTCCTTGGAGCGTTGTTCGTTGATGACGTCGTAGGTGAAACTGAACTGCTTGACCCGGCGGCGTTTCATCAGGTGCCGGACTTGGGCGCCCATGCCGAAGTCGTCTAGCTGGCCTTTGATGTACAGGCCGCCGTTTTCCTGGACCCAGTTGTTGGCCCAGGTGGGAATCGCTTTGGAGCCGCCTTCGAGTTCCTCGGCGTCGATAACCTCGCCGATGTTCATGTTGGGGTCATCGAGGCGGTGGGACCAGTAGACGGGGATGGGGGCGTCAGCTTTCGACCAGTGCTCTAGCGAGTTTTTGAAGGCGCCGGGGCGGACTATGTCGCCGCCGTGGTCCCGGTTGTTGAAGACACTGACGACGGCTTCGAAGATCCCGTCGTCGGCCTTTTGCGTCACCGTCGCCGGCATCGTTTTGAATTTCATTGGCCACTCCCGACAGGTTTCTTCGGTCCGGGGGGTTTTCCGTTGGAGGCTTCGTTGGACGGGGTGTTGGGGGCGGTGTCGCGGGGTGAGG